TTAATGTCAGTTGTACCTGACGAGCGCAACTCTTGTAAGCCAATTTCACCCAATTTTGCTAAGCGAGGATTGCCACTTACAACAAAATCAGAATATATCTTGCGTTGTTCATCTTCCGTTGGTGGTTTAGCGGGTTGTGCTGGTCTGCCTGTCTGCGCTGGCGTTCCCGCAACAGCAGGAATTGTCGGTACGGCAGGCACGGCAACATCGCCTGGCGCAACAAACGGCTGACCCATTTGCGGCGTTTCGCCTGTGCTAAGTTTAAGATTTGGATTATCTTCAAAATCCGAACCCATTGGCGTAAATGATGATGCCGGTGTGCCAAGTATTTCAGGTGTACCCATTGTTGCTGGTGTAGCAGGCACAGCTGGTGCACCTTGCGATCCAAGCAAACGAGCCAATTGAGTTTGAGTGTCGGTTTCCATTTTCTTGGCAACCCCTGCTCTTGCTTCGTCGGCTCGGTCTTGACCTGATGCACCTAAGTACATTTGCAAAGCTTTAGCAATTCCTGACAAAGGAGAAATTGGAGCTTGAATACCTTGATAGCTATTAATTTCAAGAGGCTGAAAAGCCTGTTGTTGCATAACTTGCGCTAAACGCTCACGCCTTTGAATTGCCGCTAATTCTGCTGAATAAGGGCTTGGGATTTGCATTGATGCGTTAGATTGAGTGCCATAAATGTTATCAACCATGACTTACCCCGTGTAATTGTTTGCAGTCATCGCTGGCGCTTGAGCGTTAGCCAAGTCAAACATACCGCCAGTTTGCGCTTGACCAAGTTTAAGTCGGGCCATGTAATCTTGCATATCTTGCATCTTGTTTTGTTGGCTCATTTTGCTATACATATTTATTGCATCTTGAGCGCCAGCCATAGGATTTTGGACTTGCGGCATTTGACCCATTTCCTGACCTTGCAACGGAGTCTGTTGCTGCTGCTGTTGCAGCATTTGAGCCATTTTCTGCTGCGGAGTCATGTTGACATATTGATTAAGCATCGCAATTCCTTAATAACTCTAAAGTAGGCAACAAGGCAGACTTTAGTGCCGCCATGTTTATTTTATATTTTTCATGCAAATTTGGGTGTTTTTCTTTCATCCATGCCACTCGATCCGTTGAGTGTGCCAAATACGCTGTGCAATCGTAACAATCAAGGCTTGAGTGATCGATTGCATAATGTTCTGGTAACTGACATTGAGTCCGTAAAAATGCCAAAACTTCTTCTTTAGTCCATGTTTCTATCGGCTGAATGTAAGTCACACCATTGACTACCGACCCGTGCCGAGCCGTGGACTTGTGGCTTTCATCAAGCCTTTGCCCACGAATCAAATGCGTAATGCCACGTTTAGCTATCGCCTCTGTAAGAGGCTGACCCACGTTTGCCCAACAACAATTTAAATAACTCTGTACTCGTACTGGCTTATCGCCTGCAAACACCATACCTTCAAGGCTATGGTCAACTGGCACAACATCACTTGGATAACCGTAAAACTTAATCTGCTGCTCTTGATCTGACTTAACTTCAATAAACTCAACCGCCTCTGCTTTGACCTGTTTGATGATTTCCATCGTTTCGGGGTAAGCCTTGCCAGTATTTGCCCAAAATACAATGGGATTCTTTTCACGGTACAAATACCAACACGCTAAAGAATCCTTCCCGCCTGAAAACGCTAATCCAAGCATTAGAAATACATCGCCGCCATGCCGCCCAAAGACGCAATTCCTTGAATACCTGCATTAGCGCCTGACTGTGCAATACCGTACCGTGACATATCAGCTTGCCCTTGCGCTTGCACACCCGCAAAAGTTGGTGATGGTGCAACGCTCATGCCTTGATACCCTTGGAATTGAGGTAATTGAATTTGTGACCCCCCCATTAACCCAATAACTTCGTTAATTGGCTGTTGTCGTAATGCCAAATCTTGAGCCAATTGCTGTTGCTGTGCGGTATTTTGGAACTGGGCTTTTGCTAGTGCTTGGTTGTACTGTTGACCTTGTGCTGTAATGCCTTGACCAAAGTTTTGACCAACAGCAGCATTTGCCAATTGATCCGCAGTAATACCTTGACCAAAGTTTTGTCCAACTGCCGTGTTGTATAAGCCGGCCTGCGACAATTGCTCATTCAAACCTTGTTGCCGAGCTGCCATGTCGATATTGATGCCTTGTAGCGCAGCTTGGCTATACAAGTCGTTAATACCCATTTGACGGTTTCTATACGCCGCATCGTAGGCAGCTGTGCCTGGCGCTAAACCTTGGTTTGCTAATGCTTGCTTAAAAGATACGTCACCGGCTTGAATAGTGGGGTCAAGTCTTGCCAAAATAGCTTGTTGAGCATTAATGCCTGCATTGGTAGGCATTTGGGTCAAACCGCTTGTATCAATCTGTCGTTGTGCTAAACCGTAAGTGTCAGCAGCGGTTTTTGCTTGCGCTAAACCATATTGATCGGCTAATGGCGCTGGTTGATACCCAGTAAAATCTTTTTTAATCTCAGTCGATGTTGGTGTAAAAGGTTGCGAAAGCGTAGCGTAAGCATTTGAAATGCCTCTTTCACCAAGGTTTGCTAGTGCAGTTTGTACCCGTTGCTGTGCATCTAGGGTAAGTTGAGCTTGTGGGGTTAGTGTTTGTGTAACTGTTGGTTGACCGCCTCCAGTTGAGTATTGCTCACGGGTAGGCGCTGCGCCTCGTTTTGCATTGTCGGCATCAAAACTTGCTTGGTCAAAATATGTTTGCCCAGTTTGTTCGTCTGGTCTGTAATATCTATTACGATCTACGTTGCCAGCGTTGTATTTTGCCAACGCTGCATCATACGAGGCTTGGTCAAATGTTGGGCTTGAGTAAGAAACAGTTTGAGTCCCAAATGGCGTATACATATTGGGGTTTGACATAATATTTGACTGCTTAGCCGCTGTCAGGTTATCAATACCCTGCTGCTTGGCTGCGCCAATATAATCTGGTGCTGGTGGTGCTGCGCTTGACTTACCCATTTTCTACCCCTAGAAACCGGCACTTTTCCCGTGCCAATGTCAAAAATATAATATCGCCATCCGGTGCTGCATCTTTTACCCTTGCTTCTTCAACAAAACCCATCTTGGTAACTAATTTTAGGCTCTTTGCATGGGTACTGCTCACCGGCACAATAATCTTTTTTACCTTACAAAACTCAAAAGGGTAGCTAAATATTGCTCTCAAATACCCTTTTGTAATGCGTCCTTCAATTGCTATATGACACACAATTGAGGCTTTATTCCAATTCTCGTAAATCACGCCTGCAATAATCTGACCGTCACGCTCTAAGCCAATTGCTTGCGACCCGTCTGCAAAATACTTACCCTGCACTCGCTCTGCTACCCAATGACCTATTTCAACGCCTTGGGTTATACGCCACCCCAACCCTGTTGGTAAACAATGTCCGTCGATGCCCATAGAATTGTCGTTCCTTGAGAGGCAGATTTAAACTGTGTTGCAGCGCAATAACCAATCCCCGTCACGCCTTGCCAGTTGTTTGTAATTACCGTGTCCGTAGCCCAATAGCCAACATCCCACAACGCAACGTCCCATTTAGCCGATACTTGTGGGCTAAAACTTAGCGCCGCAGTTGTGTCTGCCAAGTCAAAATCCATGTTTAAACCAATGAATATTGACGGTGTGCCGTTAGTAAAAATTGACGGTCTGGCTCTGGTGAAATACTTTTTGTACCCACGGGCATCAAAGTAATTAAACGCTTGCAACGCATAGCCGTTTATGTCGCTCGTGTCGTCAGCGTAATTGTCATCCCAAGCATGGGCAACAAAGCCATTGCCACCCCAATACGGCTCGTTGTCAAAGATTGCCCAACAATTAGCGTACTGGCCTGTAAAGTTGCACCAGGCTTTAGTGATGTTATTCATCACATATTGCTGTTGTTGACCTTCCGCAACTGGCACATTAACGGTCAACGCATTGTGTTGCGGGTCAAAAATAATGTCCCACCCAAAATTACCGCCATATTGTTGCGTTGCGGCAGTAAATGCACCTTGTATCTTGTCCGATAGCGCAACACGGGGATCAAGTCTGGATGATTGCAGGCTTGCGGCAAGAGGATATAGACCGTTGTACGTCAGCATCAGCATATCGCCGCCGTACTTTAGTAGGCATCGCTTGCCAACGGGCTTACCAACCCTCCAAACGCCTATTAGCGCCCACTTTGTAGAATCTGAGGGATCAGTACCCGCCCAAACAATAATCTCGCCATTGGACGTTATAAAAACTAAGTTATCGTCTACTCCGTAGCCTGCATCAATTGTCCACGTTCCCACGGCAACCAAGAACCCACCAAGTTGGGCAACCGAACTCATGTCAATTGCGTTAGCTGCGCCTGCAATGCTCAATGTCGGTAAATAGTACGCTTTGAGAGAATTGTTTTGCGTAAACCACACTTGGTTTTTAAATATGGCAATGTTGCTTAAACTACTTGCCCCAACACCAGTAATAGTTGGATTTGTCCATACTGACCCGTCATACAGTAACGGTGCATCTACGCCATTAACCAAATACAAGTAGCCGCCGGCTGGCGTTGTGACATTGGTGTATTCCCATCTTGCATTACTTAAACCCGTCTTTACCGCTGCGCCAACCGCACCGCCGGCAGTACAGTCATAAATCGACGTTCCTGCAATTGCAAACAATTCGTCAGTTGCACCGCTTGAATAACCCATCAAAGTTTCAACTTGACCCGTGATTCCGGTGGAGTATTTAGTGTATCCACCACGCAACACCACATTGTTGACTGTTGGGAACAAATTGGTTAATTGAACGGCATCGAGCGTATCCATGTTTGCAATGGAATCTCGCACGTTCCAACCACCGATAGGCGCTGGTAATGATTGAACCCGTGCCGCCGTACCTTGAACAAGTCGGCTTGCCATTAGTTTGTCCCGTAGCCAGTATCAGGAATGTTGTCGTAGCCGATCAAGACTGTGCCTGGGCGTGGTGCAAACGACAAGTTAGCCGCTGACGTATCCTGCGCCCGAACAATCTCAAATTCCTCGATATAGTTGCGATACATCGCTGTGGTATCAAAGCCTTTAGCCTCAAAATACTTGAGCTTGGTAGCCAATACCATTAATCGATCTGGGTAAATGCAAGTATCTGTGTCGGCAGTAAATGAATTTTTGACAACATCAGTTGACGATAATGCCCAACCTTTTGACCGATATTCGTAGCCTAACAACTCGTTAGTCGAAACGCCAGGCCAAATCTGAAAGTATTTACCCAACAAACGCCAACGAATCCGTGGGCCGGTAGCAATGAAACCTGAGAGTAACCATTCCCATTGTTGTGGGCTTTCAGGCCCAAGCATTTCCCAATGTTTAGATTTGTCCCAATGGGTGCGTGGTACGGTTGATTCGTAATCTGTGGGTAGATCGTACTTGACCTTTTCAAAAGTGATTGAAGTGCCTACATACGTTCCTGTAGCGGGTAAGTTGATCGTTACTTGCGTAGCCGAGTCAACCGATTCAATATAAGCCGCATTTGAGATGCCATTGCCCACAACCTGATATGTTGTATCAAGTCCAGCTGTCGATGGGATGTTGGTAATTGTGTATGTGTTTTCAAGCACATCACCAGTCGTTACGCTAAAGGTTGTGGTGAATGTGTGTTGTTTGGTTAATTCTCGCCAGTCATGCTTTCGCAAGAACTCATAGCCGGCAGCGTTCATCAACGCCAAGATTTGAATTACATCTTGGTTCGTATTCGATGCCACAGTAGTTGGCGTTGATACACCCAATTCATTGGTAACTTGGGTGACTAGCTGTAGCATCGTTGATGACATTTATTCCTCTTTTTTTGGCCTCCCAACCTTCTTTTCCGACAACTGAGCCATCAAAGCCGCCATTTGCTCTTTTACTTCAGCAAGCTCTCGCTTTGTATGCTCAATCTCTGTCTGACTAGAGGATTGGTTTTTAACTGATAAATAACGCCTAGCGTGTTCCCGCAAACCTACCGCCCCCATGCCAATTCTTTGTAATTGACCATCAGATGCTGTAGCAACTTGCTCAACGGTCTGAAACTTAAAGATTTGCAATTCTGCCATCTGCATATCGTTAAAGTTCTCAGGATCGTCTTTTACCCATTGACTTAGAGGCACACCAATAACGTCTGCATTATTGTTTTGCATCTGAAAGTGCAACCATTGGCGAGGAAAACGCCGTTTGTGATCGTCCCGAACGGGCTGGTCAACAACTGATGTTTTATCGCCTGGCACTATGATTCTAACAAACGGCTTTTCTTTATAC